AAGTCAATCATCTTTCGTAGGGAGTATGTGCAACTTCGAGAGATGATAGATCGTAGTACAGAGATATTAGGTTCAACTAAAGCTCGCTATAATCAAACTTCGTCTCGCTGGGTAGACATTCCTGGCGGACGCACTTTAGAGTTTGGTGCTGTCCAGCACGAGAAGTTCAGAGAGAAGTATAAGGGTCGTCCTCACGATCTTAAGGCCTTTGATGAGGTATGTGACTTCCCTGAAAGCGTCTTTCGTTTCCTAATTGCTTGGAATCGAAGCACTAATCCAGAGCAACGTTGCCGAGTTGTGTGTGCTGGTAACCCCCCGACACACGTAGAAGGCGAGTGGGTTATTCGGTACTGGGCTCCTTGGCTTTCAGAGGAACATTCAAATCCTGCTGAGCCAGGAGAACTTCGGTGGTTTGCTTCTATTGAAGGTAAGGATATTGAGTGTCCTAATGGTGATCCCTTCGAACACGAAGGACAGATGATCACTCCCTTAAGCAGGACGTTCATACCTTCGAAGCTAAGCGATAATCCTTTTCTCAGTGATACTAATTATAGAGCTGTCTTGCAGGGGCTTCCAGAGCCTCTGAGATCACAGCTGCTTGATGGCGACTTTCATATTCGTAAACCTGATGCGCCTCAACAGGTTATTCCTACTGAGTGGGTGAGATTAGCTAATCAGAGGTGGCGTGATAGAGAACGTCCTGATGAGCCTATTACGAGGATTGGAGTTGATCCTTCTCGGGGTGGTGCGGACACAATGGAGCTTGCTCCTAGAATTGATACCTACTACTGTGAGCTTCTGTCCTACCCAGGTACAGGTGTTCCTGATGGGCCTACTGGTGCAGCTCTGGTCGTAGCTGCCCTAGGTGAAGATTTGGATGCGCAGATTAACGTAGATGTAATTGGAGTAGGTGCGAGTGTTTCTGATATTCTTGTAGTTGATGGCTTCTCAGTAGTTCCTGTTAACTTTGGAGCTGGAACGAAAGCTATGGAGAAGACAGGACAGCTCAACTTTGCGAATGTGAGGGCTGAAGCCTACTGGAGGATGCGAGAAGCTCTTGATCCTCTAGATGGAGATGATCTAGCTATCCCTCCTGGTGATGAGCTATTTGCAGATCTTGTAGCACCACGCTGGGTTATGACTGCTCGAGGGATCCTAGTTGAACCTAAGAAGGACATACGTAAGAGATTAGGTCGCAGTCCTGGTAAGGGCGATGCAGTAGTTCTTGCTAATTTTGAGGAAGTTACAGGAGTATTTTTTAAGTGAGAAAACCATCACTGATACAGAGGGCTCAAACTGCTATAGGTGTATTCAAGGATGGCTACCCTGCTGGGGGAGCTAAGCAGCTCCCGTGGCCCTGGCCTAAGTTTAGGCAGTTGCAACCTCTTTGGCATCTAGTTGACTTCCAATCCTATGTTAATGAGGGATTTTCAGCTAACTCACTAATCTACTCTGCGATTATGTACAAGGTAAGAGCAGTGATTACTGCTCCGCTTCGTGCGTATTCAGGTGATCCTGACTATCCTACTTCCTTACCTTCAATAGCTCCTCTAGCTCAGCTAGTAGCACAACCTAACGAACATCAGTCCTGGACAGAGTTCCACTCGCAGAACGTAGTGTACCTTAACTTAGATGGGAATGTATTTATCTATAAGCATAAAAACCTAGAGACAGGCCGTGAGGCTTTATATTCCCTTAGACCTGATAGGGTATACATTATACCAACGAATGATAAGAAGGCTACCATAGATCACTTCTTGTATGTACCGGAAGGGCAGAGCGCTCGTACAGGTCATCCGATGCTCGTAGAGGATATAATTCATATCAAGCTCCCGTATCCTGGAGATCCTCTAGAAGGAATGGGGTATGGTTTGTCCCCATTAAGTTCTGCAGCTAAATCAGCAGATGTAGATAATATGGTTACGGACTTTCTTAATCTTTTCTTCCAGCGTGGAGCTATGTTAACAGGGGTACTTTTGTTCGATCAGCCCTTGAAAGAAGATATAGTAGATACAATCTTGGAGCGCTGGGAGAAGAAGTATGGAGGCTACAAGAAGTGGAGGACTGGAGTTCTAGATAGAGGTGGGTCATATGAGCGAACTGGTCTCACCTTCGAGGAGATGGGCTTTAATGAGTTGGATGCTCGTAACGAGTGTCGAATTCTAGGGCCCTTTGGCGTTCCTCCTATTCTGATTGGTTCGCGTGTTGGTCTTGAGCGTTCGACCTATTCAAACTATGAGGGTGCAAGAAAGGCAGTATGGGAAGACACTCTTGTACCAGAGCTGAGATTATTTGAGGTCGAGTATCAACGACACCTAAATACGCAGGATGCCTTCGTGAAGTTTGATCTGACTCAGGTTCCTGCGCTACAAAAGGATCTTCCTGTTATCGTGAATGCTGCATACTCACTCTGGCAGATGGGAGTTCCGGCAAATCAGGCAACTTTTGGAGTAGGGCTACGTATTGGAGCTATTCCAGGTGGCGATGAACCCTTTGGCGGTAAGGGGCCTGAAGCAGGAGACCAAGGGCCTAGGGCTAACCCAATTCAGGGCTGGGGTATGCGTTCACTAACTTGCGAAGATTGTGGTACAGGATTAAAGCTCCTGCCAGATCAGAAGGTCCTTATCTGTGAAACGTGTAGGAGAGCATATGCGTAATATAGTTTGCTATAGACGAGATTGTAATCAGCTCGCAACTTGGACTATTCCAGGGCATCCGCCTATTCATATTTGTACTGAATGTCTTAGAAAGCTAACTTCTGGCGAAGAGCTAGTTAAATTAGAGACTCATGTAGGTCCTACTGAGTTCAAGGAGAATCCAGATGACTCTACCGATCATACAGCCTTCTGAATATAAAAGCTTTAAGTTTGAACCTCTAGCTACAGATGCAGCCTTAGGTATTGTCGAACATCTTATATCTGTCTATGGGGTTCTAGACTTGGGAGGTGACATCTGTCATCCTGGTTGCTTCGCGAAGACTCTTGCTGAGCGTAAAGACCAGATTCGAGTTCTAGATTCACATCAGCGAAGGACAACTGCGAACGTTATCGGTATCCCTCTGGAGCTAAAGGAGATCGGTCGTGGTGGTCTGCCAGCAGATGTTCTTGAGAAGTATCCAGAAGCTACAGGTGGATTACTTGCTAAAACTCAATTTCTAATGGACACTCCAGAGGGTAAGGGTGCCTTTGCTAGGATAGTTGCTGGTGCAGTTACAGAGTTCTCCTTTTCCTATGATACTTTAGATTCCGACTACTCTGAAGCTAAGGGAAGACGTGTTAGGAATCTTCGTACCCTTCGTCTATGGGAGTACGGCCCAGTTATCTTCGGGATGAATCCTGCAACTGCAGTAATTGACGCGAAGGATCTCGGAGGTTCGGAGGCGAAACCAGAACCTGAAGAGTCCGAGAATGTCATTCGCGTTCGCGTTAAAAGTCCCTCTCTGTTCGAGAAGGATTCTTTCAAGACTATTACTGTAGGAGCGAAGGGCAAGGGCATCAAAGCGATTGTAGGAAAGCTTAAGGGTGAGACAACTATGACTATTCAGTCCTACATCTTTGATAAGTCAAAGTGGTCAAAAGCAGACGCCGTCGCTTGGGTTAAAGAACACGGAGATAAGAAGGATCTTAGCTACTCTGACGTTGTTGATAAGGTACGTAGAGGATTTAGTGCTGAGTTCAATTCTTCAGGCCTAGATTCCTATCGTTATCGCTATAACGTTAAAGAGGTTCTTGATACCTATCTCGTCGTAGAAGATCTAGATGCCTGGGCTATGTACAAAGTTGACTATACGTTACCAGAATCAGGTCCTCCTGAGTTCGCCGAAGCAGGCAAGTGGATCGTAGGAAAGTATGAATTCATTGCACTTGAGACGCAGCAAGAAGAAGATACCAAGTTGGTAGTACTAGCACTAGCACTAGAACAAGAAATGTTTGATCTTTCGTTAATCGGATAGGCCGGGCCGGCTAGACCACCCACCTTAAAATATAAATCTATAAGGAGAAAGTAAAATGAGTTGGAAAGATAAAAAGGCCCAGGCGGATGTCCTCTTCGAGAAGGCGAAGGCCATCATTGAGAAGGGTGCCGAGGCCACATCAGAAGAGAAGGAAAATCTCGAGCAGATGCTCGAAGATGCTCGCGCCTTTAAGGCTGAAGCTCTTCAGTTACACGAGATCGAAGCTGCTCTAGCTGAGACAAAGACGCTTCCGCATCTAGGTGATCAGACTCCAGGATCGCCCTTTGGTCCTGCTGATCCTCCAAAGGAGAGGCCGGAAGAGAAGGACAAGCCCTTTGGTGATTGGGGTGCCTTCTTGTACGCAGCTTGGTTGCAGGAGAAGAAAGGCATTCCTGATGCTCGCCTTAGGTGGTTCAAGGATGAAGATCCAGAGG